CTGCTGGTGAATATGTAGAAATTTCAAGTGTAGATACAAACTACGATTCAGCTACTAAAATCAAAGTATCTCCAGCAGGAGGCGAGGCATTCTCTTCAAGCTTTGATAACATCACAGCTGCAAGCATTCAACCATATGTAAGAGCAGCTTCAGCTACTCTAGAATTGGCAACAATCGATCCTAACGCAAGAGCAGTACTTTTCCCTGGAGTTAATACTTCATATACTTGGGAAGATTTAGGTGCTGGTCAATTTGCATTCTCAATCACAGGCGCTGATACATTTGATTGGTCAGAAGTTAAAGTTGGTATGTATGTACCAGCTGACGGCGGTAAATTAGCTAAGATTAAGAGAATTATCAAATCAGTTGACGGTTCTGTAACTACTTACAAATTTGAGTCACACAGACCAGTTTCTAGCAGACCAGGTCATGCTCTTAAGAGATACGAAGATTCAACTGACGTTTACACAATGTTCCCACTTGATGGTGCAACTCAAAGCGACAAACTAATCGCTGAGTTACTAACAGCTATTAAGCCAGGTACAGGTTTAGGTAACGCATTGATTGACAAAGATAACATTACATTTAGATATGTTGTTGATACTTTCGGTTCATTAGAGAACGGTGGTATACTTAACAAAGAAGAGCTTGCTTTCCTTTGTAAAGAAAGACAAAACGCTTCAGCTATCTTGAACGCTCCGATGATCAAAGAATTCAAAGCTTCAACTAACCCATCATTCTTAGACGAAAACACAGGTGCATTCAGCACTAGATACGTTGCAACTGGTGGTAACTTGAACTTGAATCCATCGGCACTTTACACTCTACCATCGATCAGCGAAGGTGCGAACTACGCATTCTACTACGGTCCTGGTTTGAATGTAATCGAGAACGGAAGAACTAAGGTGATCCCACCTGCAGCTTACGTATCTAACAACTACATCGACAAATACACTTCAGCATTGCCATGGTCAATCATCGCAGGGCCAAGAAGAGGTGTTGTAGGTGGTACAGGCGTACAATCTCTAGAATTTGCATTCGACAAAGACGATAGAGACGTACTTGAACCATTCGGTTACAACCCAATCGTATTTGAAAGAGGTGTAGGTTTGACAATTAAAGGAAACAAGACAGCTCAGCAGTCGATTCAATCGGCATTGTCTTCAGCTCACGTGAGAGAAGCAATGATATATCGAAGACGGTTTAGCAGAGATCTTGAAAAACTACTTGTTCGAATTCAATAACGCTCAAACAAGATTAGAGATTAAAACTTTGGCAGACAACTTTATGGAGTCAGTTAAGAAAGACGGTGGTGTTTACGATTACAGAAACATCATGGACGGAACTAACAACACCACTGAGGTTATCGACAACAACATGGGTATCCTTGATACTTACGTTGAGCCGGTTAAAGGTCTTGAAATCTTAGTATCGAGAGTAACTATCTTGAATACGGGTGAAATCGCAACAGGTAACTTTGCTTAATAAACGAGATATATAAATAAAACAAGATAAAGATTATGGCTTTACCACATTATTCAGAAGATCAAACTCAGAAAAAGGGCAGAAACTTCGAACCAGTACAGGCTAACCTATTCGAGGTGACTATTTTGCCTCCTGACGGCGTTGCTGGTCAAGAAATGTTACTACAACATGTAAACTCTATTTCAGGTATTGACGCTCTTCACAGAGAAGTAGCAGCCGTTGAGCAGAAATATAAATTCGCTACCAGATCTTTTGCTGGTATGCCTGACGGTACTGCAATCGATGTAACTGTTAACTTTACATTGAACTTAAACGATTCTAACCAAGCGTACTTGTACAAAACTATGAGACAATGGTACAGAGCTCAGTACAATCCTGAGACTGGCGAAATGGGTCTTAAGAAGAACTACGTAGGTACAATTGTTATCGTACAGTTCAACAGAGAAGGTGACATTTACAGAAAAGTAACACTTGATGATTGTTTCATCACTTCAGGTATCGGTTTCACAGGTGAATTAAACTATGAAACTGCTGATCCACAAACATTAGAAATCACTTGGAGATCTGATCTTTGGGCTGAAGAATTGAACTAATAAACTACTTGGAAGGAGAGGACGCCAAGCGACTTCTCCTTCTTTTTTGCACAGAAAATATAATATATTATTAAAATACTAAAATATTATGAATAACACCAAATTAACCAAAAAGCTTCAAGTTCTCTTAACTGAGGACGAAGTGCGTGAGGTTAATCGGGTTATCTTAAACGATGCTTTAGAATCTGAAACTCGAC